CGCGGTGCTTATGTCCATGACAAGGTTCATGTCACGCATTGCCATGTCAACATCTTTGGTTCCGCGCACTAATGCTTCAAGTGACTTGCGGTATTCGGTGTCAGCAATGCCGGACGCTCGACTCATTGCGCTAATTTGATTTTCAATCTGTGCGGTTTGTTTAGCGCCAGCGCCCGTGACATTTTGCAAAGTAAGCGCTAAAGCCGCCTGCTCCTGCTGGTCTTCCATGGCCGCCTTAGTTGCGTCACCAAGGGCAACAGCCAAACCGCCAAGCGCCGCAGCTGCAGGAATCGCTGCCTTCTTAATCGCAAACTGTGCCTTTTCGCCAACAGTCTCAAGTTGCTGGAATTGCTTGACTGCGCGCTTGACCCCAGTCCCGTCAAATTCTGAAATTATCGGGATATTAATTGCCATTACGCCGTCTCTCTGTTCGCTTCATCCATGACGCGCTTAACCAACTGCTCCATCTCGGACATGACATCATTTTGGCGTTGCTCGTACGCTTTCCACATTACTCGCGAACTACGCCCATAGCGTGCAGTTAGCGCACGGCCAAGCGAACCAGCCATGGACGTGTCAAACATGGTGCCCGTAGCACCCTTCCATTGGATGCTAAACGTGCCAACGTTTGTCTTGTTCCCTTGATATTCCTTAATCGCTCGAGTATTGATTTTGGCAGCAATCTTCTGTTTCATACCAGGTATCCAGGGCAGCATCTGGAACCCTGATCGAGTTTGCCAATTGCGAGCCATGCCAGACAAAGGAACGCTGGACGGCACAAGCTTGTTGGCGTCGTCAATAACAGGTTTTACAATCCGCTTATAATCTTTGGTGATTTCGCGTCGCAAAGATTTGTCAATCTTGTTAAGCGTCTTCAAAGCATCCTTAAGCCCGACGACCTCAATCTTTGTTGACACTCCGTTCACGTCATCTCCGTTTTTTGTTTGCCTCGTTAAGCACTTTAATGACCGTTGCCAAGTCTCGTGAGTCAAACACAATGTCGCTGGGCCACCAACCGACCGCGACTAACACTTCTGCTAATTGGCGGCGGTAGGTGCCGCGTCCGTAGGGTTTGGGTCTGTCTCGTCCAGTACCGGCAGAATGTCGATGTCAGGGTTTTTGCTTAGCCATTCGCGCCAGTTGTCACCAACTTGCTCGCCTTTAATCTTGAGAATTGTGTGCATCCAGCAGGCGTAATCCGAGTACAACGGGTTTGCTGAGAGCTGTTGAATGTTGCGACGTTCAAGCCGTTCCCATTCCGTGACCACAAACATGTTTGTGTAGTAAAACTCGGGTGCGCTGTCGGCCGTGCGCTTTAACTGCAATTTGATTTTCATGTGTCTCCTATGTCGGCTTGGAGCCGTTGATTATGCGGTTGTGTCAACCGAGTACGTGCCCCCCTGGAGCTCGATCTCGTAAACACTAAGCTCACCCAAGGACGAATTTACGACAGGCAGGCTTGAAAAATAAGTATCCGTCAAAATAAACCCTGGATTCGTTGCCGAATCAGCGGCGCTTGTTGGATTTACTTTGACGGTGCACTTAGTGCCGAGCAACGGTGCAAGAACTGCGTACGACTCTGATGCTGCATACGATGCGTACACAGTCAAGGTCAATGAGTTGCTGAACAGGCCAGCAGTCATGGTGCGCGATGTTTGACCGAATGCGGTGTCTTCAAGAGCTTCTGCAGTCACGGTCAATGTTGCTGCGCTGACCTGATCGGTGATGTCGACAATGGTGCCAATTGCTGTTCCGATTTTTACGACTGGATTTGAGAGATATGTTGATGCTGGCATGTTTGCTCCTTAAGTTCTGATCTGATAGTAGATGATTTGTATTAGGTAGTAGTGGATTATGCGGTTTGGGCTTGGATAGCGCAATCAAGGTCATAACAAGGGTACAACGCGCCACCAATCTCAAGGCTTGACGGACGGCCAGCCATGACAATGATTGACGAGCCAAGCACGGTTGCCACAATGCCAAGGATTGAGCGAAGCACCGGCAGACCTGCAGGCCCAGAGCCAATGACTTTGATCGGAAACTCGAGGCGCACAATGTTGCCGTTGCCAGCAAACGTGGTGAAGTTCGGCGCGTCAAGGTACACGCAATTAGGCACAAGTTTGGTTGGGTCGTTTACAACACGCAGACCAGACACGGCAGTCAGCGTCGCTGTTACATCATCAATTGCTTCGTTAAACAGGTCGGTGTACGACATCAGGCAACCGCTGGACGAGGGATACCGAGCAGCTGCTTGACGATCGGGGTCAGACTTTGCTGTGGTGCTGTGCCCATGCCGTCAAACGTGGCGTACGTTGCCTCTATTGAGCCTCTGGAGCGCCACAGAGCGGCGCAATACATCAAAGTGCCCAATGTTGCGTCACCGCCAGGAGAAGTCGTTAAGGAATCGATATAGCCTGACTCCTGCCTTCTGCGATATGCGAACTGGTTGCCAGCCGAAACTGATTGCGTGAGCAACGTGTAATCGTCTGACGGGTTCGTAATCGTGATGCCAAGGTAAGACATGACCTGCGCGGCAGTTACCCACGTGCAAACAGGATCATTGGCAACAGTCCCAGACGCTGCGACACGCTCAACATCGCTTGCGGTCTTGGCGTAAAGCACCTGGTCAGCAATCGGTATCTGATAGTCGTAGAGCAGATCGCCCTGCGTATCAATTCCAAGGAACAAATACTGTGGCAATGCGCGCACCGAGTAAGTGCCGTTGAATGTTGCGTCAACTCCAGCGACCGTGATTGAACTGCCGACTGCAATCTCCGATGGGGTTAGGAGTTGCAGTACGGCAAAGTTGTCAATCAGGTACTTGTTGGTAACTGTGTATGTAGCCATGAGCGGATGCTCCGCTCTCGACTAAGCCTGGGTGATCTTGCGAATCATGCCACCGATTGCAGCGAAGGTGCTGACGTATCCGTGGAATGACATGTTGCGACCCAAGACTGACGGCTGTTCAACGCTCATGAGGCCACGGATGGATTCGTAGAACTCGTAAGCATCGCCTGCGCCTTGACCAACACGGGTGATGATCATGGTCTTGGCAGCGAAGTTGCTGTCAACTACCAACTGCAAGCCAAGTGGGTTGCCGTTCCATGATGTTGCTGTTGCGTTACCAAGTGCGTTCTGACCGGTGAGGCCAGCGCCAATGAATGGGAATACTGGACGGCCAGTTGTGTCGGCAAGTTGTCCAAGTTGACCCCATACGTCTGGGCTTACGAACATGTGGGTTGGTGTCCAGTTGCGGTTTGTTGAAATGTCAACTGCTGAGTCGTAAACAGACTTAAGCAAGTCGGCAACTGTTCCGTCCCAAACGCCTGACGATGTTGCTGCGGTGAGCAAGTTGTCTGCAGCAAGGTTGTCAGAAGCGATCATGTATTCGCCCATGAGGTCATTCAAGATCAACTGCATTGCTGCAGGTGAAGTGAAGTCAATGTCCTGAACTGACAGCGTTACTTGACCAGCAAGTGTGGTTTTGCTGATTGAGTTGGATGCGATCACCATGGTTGTTGCTGATGCTGCACCAAGTTCTGATTGTGATGCAACGCTGGTGTGCGTGGTGATTGTTGGACGGATAAATGTCTTTGACTGTCCGCTGTCTGGGTAAGCGCGTGCGCCTACAGCATCGACTACTGGACGCAAGAAGTTCAGGTCTTGAACCAATGGCCCAAGTACAGGTACTGGCAAAAGACCAGGTGTGTCAGTTGTAAGAACGTCGCCTGCAGCTGCCTGCAATGCGGTGCGCTTTGATGCGGTGTATTCGGCTACTGCAGCGTTCATGTTCTTGAACGTGTCTCCACCGATGTGGTAAGCGGCCATGAACTCGCCTGCGGTTGGCAAGATAAATTCTTTTTTGGCCTGTGCGAAAATTGGTGCGGTTGGGATTGTTGCCTCAACTGCTGGTGCGGTTACTTCTGACATGGGTTCTATCTCCTGTTCTGGGACTACTTCTTTATTTAACACTACTTCTTCTGGCTCTTGGTGGATACTCGCAGCGACGGTAGCAATGTTGGCCATGTCACCAAACGCGCCGATCGGAACGAGCGACAGCTCTGTCCAGTCGGCTGCTTCAATGATCATGGTTCCTGCTTCGTCGTATGAGAACTTGGTTGGGTTTACGCCAACGGATACTTGGTCAATCGTGCCGTCCGATGCCATAACTAAAGCGTCGTTGCCAAGGCTGGTTGCGCTGATCTTCGCGCTAAACATCATTCCCTGTTCCGTATCTACGCGCTCGGTCACAACACCAACTGGCATGCTTGCGTCGTGGTACATAAACAGGCGTGGTGCTTTGCCCTCGACTGGCAATGAGCCTGGACGGAAGATCACAGCTGTGCCGTCCGAAACCGTTGCCGGCACGTTGTAGGGAACGGCGGTTCCGCTAATCGTGCGTCGTGGCGCGTCGCCTTTGGCAGCGTCAAGCGTAAAATCTCCTGCAATTAACTTAATCATCGTGCTAACTCCTCTTGAGTGTTTTCTCTTACAACTACTTCTTCATTATCCATGCGATCGGCCATAAAGTTTTCTTCTAAATATTCATCGGCATCAAACTCAACGTATGTTCCGCGCGGTAGCACATTGTCCATTGACAAAGCACCAGCAATTGCATCGGCATACAATTTCACACCAAACAAATAAAGATCGGCACGTGCTTGCTGTGACGACTGGTATGAGTAGGCGCCAGTAGCAACGCCCACCAAATACGGTGGCACATTTGCCAGACGCGACATTTCAAGCGCCTGATATTGCGACGCCTCAATCAAAAGCATCTTGTCAGGTGTGCTGTTTGTTTCCGTGTATGTCAAATACTCGTTAAGCGCTGCAGTCTGGTTGGTTGCTCGAGCGGCATTAAACGCACTTGCAAGATCAGCAAGTTCTTGCGCGCTAAGTGGTTCGCCACCAGTTTGTTTAAGTACGCCGGCAGGAATGCTTGACGATGCGTTGCGGTTGCGCGCTGCTTCAAGTTTTAACGCGGTCTCAATTGCGCCTGGTGCCGAGTAGATCAGGCCTTGTGCTGGAGACAAGAATTGCACGAGGTTTGCTGGGTCAATTTCGCCGCCTTGGAAATACACCTGTGACGATGGAGCAAACCACACAGGGCCAGCCATGTCTGTTGTTGTAATTGAGCCTGCAGGCAATCGAGTGAACGTGGCAGGGTAGCCGTCAGCGGTGCGTGAGGTGATGTACCAAAACGCGCGACCAAACATCATGAGGTCATCAAGAGTCCAGCTCATAAGAAACTGGAACGAAACTGTTGGGTCTGGTCGGCGCAACCATGAACGTGGAGCGATGTAAATCTTCTCCATTTCTTCGCCGTTCCAAAACTCGTTGTATGAGCGAAGATTCATTGAGCCGATTACCGACGCCATAAGATCGCGCGCACGGTTGATCGTTGGGACGCTAATCGCCGCGTTACGCGCTTCGCCTTCGCGGTAGGTGTAGTACTGGCCGATCATGTTTACGCCAACATTGGACGACGAATAGCCAGGAGCAAAACCGCCTGCAGCTGCAGCCTTGCTTGGCGCTGGGCTTATTGCTGCTTTTTTGGTTTTGTTAAAAATCGCCATATTCCTACTTTGTCATATAAGTGGCAACCGCGCATGACTTATCCGATTCCGACAAAAGGCAAGGTGCGCGGTCGCCGCGTTTATCTTAGTTATTTACCGCGACAAGCATCGGCTTTCCGCTGTTAAGTGGACGGGCACACATGCCAATACCCCAGACCATTGTGCGCGCTAACTCAATCGGGCCAGGTGATCGTTTGCTGGATAGCACGATTGTGTTGTCGGTGCGAACAGCAACGGCGCGCTGGACATGTTCGGCAAGCAGTTTTTCGCCTGTGTGCAGCAGTCGCGCTTCGGCGATCATGTTTTTGGCAAGAGGTGTAAACCGTCCTAGTTCCGCATAACCAACGACGACTCTGCGACGCTCAATGTTCGGTGGGCAGGTGGCGTCCACGGTCGGCGACAGGGCAAACCTGATCGTTGGGTCTTTGGCAAGTTCTTGCACGTTCTCCCACAGCTCTGTAATTGACTCGGCAATGAATGCCACGGTGACAAGCACCCGACCGTCTGACAGGTTGACGCATCTGGTCGCGCTGTATCGGGAGTCGTCCAGCGAAGACTCAATCGCCACTACTCCACCGCTGGGTATTTCACCATGGTATTCCAATGAGGGCCAGCGCCCTGGCTCAATCCATCCGCGCACAACACTCACCCAGAGGTTTAGGGATGCGCGCAAGAACGACGCCCGATCAGGGTTAGTTGATTCTTGCCTAATTGTGTCCATGTCCAAGGTGTGGCCAAGTGCAGGATTACCCCACGCCCATGACGCTGGATGCAACGGGTCAAGGCTCGGGTCAGGCGACCATTCCGCCATGTACATCGTTGACGGTTCGCCTTTATCAATTGCTCGGATGCCAGCCTCACGCCAACGTTGAAACAACACGGATTCTTCGGTGCCAGCCGTGCTGAAGAAACACGCCAACGGGTTTTTGCGTGCGCGCTGTGCCGGTAGCAAACCGCCTTCAACCGAGTCAGGGTTGACGTCAAAAAGTTCGTCCACGATTACCAAGTCAATGCTCATACCGTGACCTTGGTTTGGCTTTAAAGCTTTGACCCACCACTTGGAGCCGTCTGGCATGGTGGCTTGATAACGACCGTACGATTTGACGATCTTGGCGCCGTAATACTCCTCAAGGATTGGTGCCAGATCATCAAACAACAAACACGCCAAATCCAAGCGATGCGCGCCCGAAACCACGGTCTGCTTTCCGCCACGAATTTTGGGCATTTCCACAAGCCAAAACAAGATCAACGCCTGGATGATTGTCGTCTTTCCGTTTTGACGCGCGACCGAAACAAGGCTCGAGCGATGCACAAACTTGTTATCGGCGTCAACCGCCAGCATCCCCTCAAGAGCATGCATTTGCCAAGGCATCAAATCAATCTGCAGCACCTTTTTAGCCATGTCCCCCACAAGTCCAGCGAGTGAGCCGGCATGGTCAGGCACCATCGTTTCCAGTCTCGGCTGATCATGGCTAGTTGCCGCCAGTTCAGGCTGGTTCGGGCTGGTGGCGACAAAATGATGGA